GAGGTGTGCGCCTGAAGGCATTCATACAGCAAACCGTTCTCATCCGGGAAAGCAACTTCATCTCCGATGATGTAGTCAATACCGGCGCCCCAGACACGCACCGCGTCCTCCGGGATGATCTCCACTTTGCGCCAGAGTGCGGGTACCAGATCAGGAGCCCACGTTCCCTGGGTAGTATGCGCCTGCAGGCATTTCCAGAGAAATGCGCCAAAGGTGTACACATCACCCACCTGAACGGAGATACCCGGTTGCCAGAGCCTCCCTTCCAGCGCGGGCTGGATGGTAAGCAGCTCGGCATCGGAGATGCGCCCGTCTGCCACAGCGAGACGAAGCAACATACCCAGCGCATTAGGCAAAGCATCCTCAGACGTTACCCGGACGAACTGTTCCAGGGGCAGTGCTTTGGCTCTCAGTTCCGGGGTCAGTTCATCGTTCTCCGTCACCTGAACGGTATCGTCAAAGACATAGACCTGATCGGCGGTCACGCCAGCTAAGTTGAATGAATCGCCGGACAGGTCGTAGTGGGTCACATCAATGCGCTTTGCCGCGACATAAGAAGAGCGGATGCACATACGCACCCGCCCCGCGAGAGGAATCACGATATTCATTTGTTGGTCTCCTTTCCATGTTAGCCGACAGCCGTACTGCCGGAGTAGACCACTTCAAGATAGGGTTCCAGATCCGTATCTGTACCCGACATACGCATATAGCAGCTGGAATAGGTGGACGAGCCGAAGTTGTATGGCGTTTCATAAAGACACAGACCGCCGTAAGTACCGTCTGCCAGCCCTTGCACGGCATCCGTGGGGATGGAGAACGTGACCTGCTTGTCTCTGCCAATCGTGCCGATAGCCCCATAGTTGTACGCAATGCTCGGCGTTCCGCTTGCGGAGGTATTGGTGATCGCACACAGGTAAACGGTCTTCGCGCCGCTTGCGCCGGAGCCGGTCTTGCGGTGCAGCGTAAGCGTCGCGTTCTTGACAGTGCATCCACTAAGCACATTCTGAAGCCAGTCAAACCACATGCAGCCCCTGTGCCAATTGAGCGAACTGGAATAACCGCTGTCAGAATATACACCCTGAATGACATCCACCGTATCGGTACGCCAGCTGCCGCGCCACGATTTCGTCGTTGTGGCGTACTGGATCGTGGTTTCATCCGGCGTGACCGTGGGGATGGCTGTGCCGTAGTCAGTGGTTACGTTGGAAGCAAAAATCTGTCCGTTGTTGCCCGTGCCTCGGCTGCCTGCCGGGACGGTGCCGGATGCAATGATGTACCCAGCATAACTGACCATGGCCCACGAGCAGGATCCCTTGCAGTTGTTGACGAACGCCTGCCCCATATACACTTCCAGCCCTTGCAGCGCATTGTACAGGCCGCAGGCATAGAGGTAGACATAGCTGCCCCGGCAGTAGATGGAGTCATAGGTCACGCTGTTCGCATCCAAGGTGCAGTTGCTGAACGTGACATAGTGATTCATCAGCAGCTCCACCAGGTACGACTGATAGTTGCTGCCGTTCAGACCACGGATTTCCCGTAGCGACACATTGTAGAATTCGATGTGCGCAAAGCAGCCCTGAATCTTGATGAACGAGTTAAGGGTACTGCTGGTGCCGTAACCGTAGATGCGCAGCTTGCCGGGTCCGGAGATGCCGCGAATCAAGACGCCTGCGGATTCGTAGGTTTCCTCGCCCCACGGCAAGTAGATGGTCACATCGTCCTTGAGATAGCGATTGTTAAGCGCCAGCATGGCGTCGCCCAGAGAACGGTAGGTATACTCGCTCGTGGTGTTTGCAGTCGGCACAATGTCAATATACGTCGGGCCGAAGTATGCCTGCGCCACGGAGTCGGAGATCACTTCATCGGCATACAACTCCTTGAAGCCCACGTTGCCGTCTGCCGACATCTCCATGAGGACGTTCTCATTGTCTGCTGGGTCGAGCAGCTGGAGCAAGAAGTTTTCTGTGGTCATGGAGATCTGATTCGGCCCGATGTAGATGCCGGAAGCCTTGACCTCCTCCGCGCCGGCTGCCACCCATTCGCTGCCGGTGTAGCGTTTGAGCAGATTGGGCGTGACGCTGGTGTCCAGCCATAGCATGTTGGTGTACAGTGTGGTGGGCGCAGTTGTTCCCCGGTAGACCTTCTCCGTGTTGTAGGTGGAAGTGCTGACCTTCAGCGCGAGGCTATTTGTATTCTGCTGAATCTTTGACTCAGCAGAGGTCATTCGCTTCGCCAGTCCGTAGATGTCTTCCGGTGCGGCGCTCCACTCCGTAGCGCCGCCCAGCTCCAGCTTGATATTCCGCACCTCCACCGTGCCGGTCATTCCTTTTGCACTGGATGTTCCGACTGACAGATAGGCAAAGCTGACCGGCCCATAGGAAGAGAAGTCCACGTTACCATAGGTCAGCCTGACCCAGTCACTGTCTGTTGCTACAAAGCTGGCGTCCGTGGTACGCAAATAATATCCGCGCCCGGATGTAGTCAGCGTCCCGCTGGTGTTGTAATACCGGTAATAGATGAAAACGCCGAAATAGATACCCACACTGGTGGCGGTCGAGGCATCCACATTTGTACGCTTGATATCAAAGGATAGGTACATGTTCTTCAGCCCATTGCTGTGAGGGAAGAAGTCATCAGATGCATACAGATACTTTGTGTATCCGTAGTTACCGCCATTCTGCTGGTAGTAGCCGCCCGTATAGGTCAATGTGTTGCCGCTGTCCAGAAGATAGTTTCGCCCGGCATACTTTTCAAAGGCGTACAGCGCGGAGGAGGCCACCGTCTGAGAGATGGCCTCCGGGGTGATCTTTTCCTCCGCAGCCGATACGCGCTGACCGAGTGAGGACACGGTACTCGCATCCGCTTTGGATGCGATCATGTTCTGCGTCTGGGTGATCTGGGTATTGACTTCTGTCTTGGTGTAGTAATTGGACAGGTCAACATCTGCGCCGCATTCTACCCAGGCAGAGCCGTTCCAGCGTTTGAGCTTGTGGGGCGTAGTACTGGTATCCAGCCATATCGTATCCGTGGACGGATTGGACGGAGCCGTAGCCGATACGATCATGTCCTTCTCATCCCGGATGGTGATCTGAGCCATCGCAAGCAATTACGCCACCTCCCATCTCAAAGAAGCGGAACGGCGCATCATTCCACCTCGCAGATAAACGTGGTCTTGACCTCCACATCGTCCCCGTCGATTTCCAGCGTCTTGCCGGTGGCGAAGGCGTTCCCGCTGTCCATTGCGTTGCCATCCTTATCCCGGCGATACCACTTGTAGGTGTGTTCCGTGCCCGCCGTGTCCACTTCCTGCCCGTTTTGGAACAGCCTGCAAAGCAGGGTGCTGGTGCCGACAGAATTCTTGAACACATCGCCGCCGCTGCTCTCAATGGTGGCCTGAAAATTATCGGTCTTATCCGTCAGGGTCAAGGTATCGGTGTAGGTCTTGCCGCTGTAGGTCATAACGCACTGGTATGCCTGAATGCCGTTGACCTCGCTGCCCGAAACAGAGAGAGACGAGCCTGTCTGCCCGGAGATGGTCGTCCATGCGCCGGAAGTATACTTCTTCCACACATAGGTCGCTCCGCTGGTGATGGCGGTCGTTCCCCTGTAGGCGGCAGTCTGAATGGTCAGCGTACCCGCACCGTTATTGAACACGGATCCGTTGGGCGCATAGAGGGAGAACACAATGGCAGGCTCACCCGCAGCGCCGGTCGCTCCCGTATTCACCTTGCTCCAATGAATCAGAAGCGTGGTGGAAACGGGAGAAGTGATCGGAACAGAGATCGTACCCTGCTGCTGACCGGCGCCGCCGAGGGTCGCATTGGCGGAAACCGTAATGGTCAGCGGAATCTCGTTATTGGTGGCGCTGCCCTTGGTCACGGTCATGCCTGTGGGCGCGCCGCTGATTGTGCCGACAGTGGGCGTGACTTTGCCTGTACCCCTGTAGGCCACCACATTGCAGGTCTTGGTGGTAGCCGCCACCTGACCCGAAACATTCCCGGCGAAAGTCATGTTTTCATTGGTCAGAAAGACTGTCGGAGCGGATGCGCCCACCGTACCATCTGCGCCGTCCCGTACCTTGTAGATGCTCATCACATCGGACACAGCTTCATTGCTGGTCAGGATGCGCAGCGTTGCGCCCTCGCCGACAAAAATATTGTGCGTAGGCTTTACGATGAGCGTACCGGCAGAGATGGAAGCGTTGTCGCTGGTGGTGGGATAATCCTGCCATTCGCCAGAACTGTCCTTGTACTGCCACTTGCTTACGGTGACATTGACGAGGTTAGCAGTCAGTTCAATCTGAGCGGGCGATACGCTACTCGCAGCCGTGTATTTGAACAGTTGCTCACCGCTGATCCACACGGTAGCTGCGTTGACTGCCGTCTTGATCTGGCTAAAGGTGATATCCGCTACCACATTAACCGGGATATTGGTTTCCGGGTCGGTGTAGGTCACATAGCACAGATAGGTAATCAGGCCGGACGAAATGGAAGTGAGCTTGTTGGTGCTGACCGTCAGGATGCCGTTGGACACAGTTTCACCCGTGGTCAGCGCAGCCTCCGCGCCGGAGCCCTCCTTGCGCTTCCATGTCAGAGCCACGCCGGGAGCATTCAGGGCAAGCGCCGTCTGGTTGGCAAACACCACAGGCGTCAGCTTCAGGGGCGTGGAGCCTGCCCAGTCAGGGTTGATGCTGCCGCCCGGATTGGGGTCGAGTATCTGCGTCTTGGGCAGGTTCGCGGTGATGTAACAGGACAGACTTTTGCCGTCCGAAAGATCTACAATGGAGATTTGACCTGTAGCAATGATGGCCATGATGAAGTTCCTCCTTTTTTATTCACTCAGCAGTTCACATTGAAAGGACGCCTGTCGAAGCACATCTGCCGTTGAAACCAGCACGGACTTGAGTCCCGTATGGCTGTTGTTCCAGACAGCGTCCGCCATGCTGTCCTGGCTTTCTCTGATCCAACGAAACCGGGATGCAGGGATATTATCCGTGACATCGATACTGCCGTGCCAGACACGGGCAGTCAGGGTGGTACTGCGCACGTTTTCTGTAAGGAATACCGTGGTCGCTCTGATCTCGATGCGATAGCCCAGCAGCGCATCCATATCGGAATAGATCTGCTGTTGTTGCTGCTGGTAAGCTGTGCTGCCTGTGACCGTGCTGACAATGCTGTCATCCGTGATCTTCAGTTCTGCTTTGGACATGCGCTCCGCCAGCTTATCTACACCGGACTGATCGGCTTTCTTCTCCACCATCAGCTTCAGGTAGGTATTGGAGGTAATGTCCATTGCGTTGAGCGCGTTGATGGTTGCCTCCCGTGCGAACAGCGCATCCACATCGAGGTTGGCAGCAATCAGGCTCTTGATGATGGCGTTGTTGGCGAAGATGTCCTGGGTGGTGAGGGTAGTTGATGTGACCGTCCCCTCGATGATCTTCTCCCCGGCATTGATGGACAGGTCAGCCACATCATCATTCGCCACCTGTTTCAGCGTTGTAATTACTTCGCCCTCATCGTTGACCGACACGGAATAGAAGCACCCGTCCGTACCCTTCACCACCAGTTCACCCACATTCAAACTGACCATGTTGGCTTCCGTCACAGCAAGGCGGGCAATGTAGAGTTCTCCGCCCACACCCTGTGTGATGATGGCCGTATCCGTGGCCAGGTCTTTGATGTGCGCCCAGTCAATATCCGCCGATCCGATTTCGGCTTTGAAAATCTCAGCCGCCGCAGCGGTCAGACTGGTAATGGCTGCCCACTCAATGTTGGCTTCATTGATATTCGCCGTATTGATCTGGGCCTTGCCGATCTCCGCGACCTTGGCGGTCAGACTGTCGATATGCGCCCAGTCGATATTGGCATTGACAATGTTGGCGGTCGTGATCTGCGCTGTGGCAATGGCAGCGATGGAAGCATACAACTCATCTGTGGTAATGCTCCCGGCCACCAGCTCCTGTATCTTGGCAGTCACAGCATTGAGGGCGTTGACATTCAGCACATCGATCAGGGCTTCCGCAATATGCGCCTGCGTGATGGATGCGTTCTGGATATGCGCACCGCCGATGGCCGCATTCTTGATTTGGAGACTGCCCACCGACCCAGACTGAAGCTGACCCGCACCCACGGAGTTGATGGCCAGCTTCGCGCCAGTAATACTCCCTGCCGCCAACTGGCGAATGGAGATCATATTGCCCTCAATGGTATCCGCCACCGTGCCGAGGGTCACGGAGGTGTACTTTTTCAGCAGGCAGTCGTAGGTATACTGGGTCATGCGCATGGACACTTCCACGCCGATGCGAGGCGCGATGACCCGGACTGCATCGCCCAGAAAAATCTCGGTCAGCGCCCGGTACTGCTTGTATTCCTCCGTATTGGCGCAGTCAATGAAGTCCACCTTGAGGGTGATGGTGGGCAGATCGCAGCCCTTTTCATACTCCGCCGCAGCCGCCTTGCGCATCTCCTCATAGCACTGTGCCTTGGTCTTTCGAGGATCTTCGTCATCGTCTTCATTGATATCCTCGGTGACTTCCTTGGCTTCAGATACCGCAAGGTGTATCCACTTGGGATGCGGATAGGCATCGATGTTGGGGCTGTCGATGTAGAGTTCCGGGAGGTACAGAAGGTTTCCATCTGCATCCTCGCCGGTGGGCATGATCCTTGTGACCACGCCGGTCTCGTCCACATCGTAGGAGATACCCAGCAGATTCTTCTTTTCTCGGATCTGCACATCAGTGTCGTGACCGACACGATCTACCAGGAACACATCAAACCAGTCACGAACCAGCTCCGCCCGGTACTTCTCCACGATGCCGCCTTCGCCCAGCATGCACTCCACAGGGTTGAGGTTTTCCAGCCTCACCTCTTCTGCTGTTGAGGTGAGGTCGGAATAGAAGGTGAAATCATGCTCGGACAGGCAGCTCTGAGAGAGCGTCTGCACCACGGACGCGCCCACAGTAGAGGAAGCCGGTCTCAGCGACTTCACCATGTTGTCGATCAGGTCATAGAACACATGCCGGGCGTAGACCGTGATCTTGCTGAGTTCAGGCACTACCCGGTATATACGAAAGGGCTGGTCACGAAGCTGCCGGGTCTGAATGGTCTGATTTTGAAAGCCGGTATTCGTTTGCGTTTCCTGCTGGTCGGTGCGCACATATTCCAGATACTGCGCGGACATATATCCGTGCTTACCGTCAGGGCATGTAACCTCATACCAGCTGGAAGTGGTCTTGTTCAGAACGATGATTTCCGTTCCTTTTTTGTACTGGCCGAGCCGCTTGTACTTGGTGCCGGTACCAGAACGAAGGTTGAGCTTGCCACTGGACGTGGCCACTTTGTAGATGAGCACATCCGCAACAACAGACTGATTGTTCTGGATGACCAGATCGATCTGCGGCGTGATTGCCGCCGGGACGGGAACGCGGAGGATATTGCCCTCGATGAGCCGTCCCCACTTGCCCTGTTCGTCAATGGGGTGAACCAGCGTCAATTCCCATTCGCCGTTGAGGGTCTCTGTTACCGTACAGGACTGAGGCGACACCAGCCCCAGACCATTGTTGGAAAAGTCCGTACAGGTCGATTCGTATACACAGATCATGGGGCGTCACCTCCTCGCGCTCAAAGTATTACAGCGTCCGCCAATTGGGCTGGATCATCACCCTTGACACACTGCCAGACCAGCTGATGGCGTTGGCTCCCGGTACGAGCATTGGAAATTCACCACTCATGCAGCGGTTCATCGAGGTACTTCCCCGATACGCTTCCATGAGTGGTGTATCTATCGTGATGCTCTCACTGACCTCTGTCAGTTCCACGATGTTCATGCCCACCATGAGGGTGATATCTCCGCTGCCGTAGATCGTGATGACTGGCTCGGAGGATACAGCACCGGGATTGGTGAGAAACTGCCCTGACTGGGTCAGGCTGTATATAGGCGAATCATTCAGGTACAGGAACGGCTTGCAGCGGAAGTTGACCGAAAAGCTCCGATGAGGATTGCCGCGCAGAATCTTCTCAAATGGGATTTGATTGACGATGCGACCGTAGTAGAATCCCTTCGGACGGTTGGCGAAGGTCACGGTTCCTGCTCCTTTTAAATAAGAAGAAATCTCATCGATTCTTTCCGTGTTTTGAATGAAGCATGTTGCCGTCAGAAGCAGATCATCATACACATCCTCACCTTCGAGGGTGGTAAGAGAACCGCTTCGTCCCGGCACATCTGTAAAACTGGAGCGTTCTGCCGGGAATGTGATGGGTGGCTGTTCCGACACATGGATGCCGAACTCCGTACAGCGCACACCGTTGAATGCAAACCAATCGTTCACTCGTGCTCCTTTCCGACCACGAGGAAGGCCGCCCCGAAGGACGGCCTGTGGGTCATATCGTATTGTTTATTCCTTAGGTGTTTCATCGATCAGGTTGACCTTTTCGTCGATGATGGCAAGTGCATCTTCGTAGCTCTCTGCCGCAAGGATGCGCTCAAGCATCTCCTTGTACAGTGTAGGATCTGTGCCGGTACGCTTGCACTCATCGACCAGAGCCCGCAGAATCCAGAAGATGTTGCCGGATTCGTCTCGGCGATTGAAGCGGACTGTGAGCTTTTCCATCGCTTATTCCTCCTCGGCGCATTCTTCTTCATCACCGATGAAGATCACCGTGAGTCGGCGCAGCCTGCCAAGTTCGTCCCGACTGGGAATGACAGGATAACAGCCGTCGCCAAAGCCGGAGCGGGCCACCGCGCCATTTGGCAAAATACCAGCCTTTGCCTTAAGCGTCAGGTCACAGCATACGCTGTACCATATATCCCGGCTTGTTTCCATCGGCAGGCCAATGGAAGAAGGCTGGATCATAGCCTTGGGCAGCACGGCTCCGTTCAGGTAAAACTGATCATCGAAGAAGCCCAGCTGACCGCTGTCCACACCGGCTTCAAACTCAGGATCATCGATCAGGACATGGTCGTTCACAGCCTTGTGGGACACGATGAGCTGGGACACGCGCTGACCCCATTCGCCCTCATCCGAAACGACGATCTCGGCGATCCATTCGCCCTTGGCCACCCGGTCAAAGCAATGGGCGCACCAGACGTCTTTGTCGTAGCACGGGTCGCTTGCCCGCATCTTATCCGACACCTGTGTGAAGGCACCGATCATGATTCTCTGTTCGTTCATTTTGCGTTCTCCTCAGATATGGCAGTCAACCATTGTAAGAGTCAATCCCTGCTCAATGCCCTTCTGAAGTTCTGATTCCCATTCCTGACGGTACTTTTCCCGGCTTTCTGCCGTTGCATCGTCGATCCCGAACCAGCCCATCTTCCCGGCTTCATGCCAGGAACCATCCGAAGCTACAAAGGCAAAGGGCAGGCTCTTGCCTCGCTCCAGCGCATAGGCTTCCTTATCCCTGTAGCGTTCCAGAAAATACTTGCCATTGAGGTGACTGAAAATTTCCTCGCCCTCGCGCAGAGGCTGTTCCTCCACAATGACCTCCCAGAAACGAACCGCCTCGTCGTATCGCTTCTGATCCATGCTGAAATCGCAGTCCGCAGCCAGCGCCTGATCACACAGACCATCCGTGCTGGCCTCCAGCCTGCACGAGAAGTCTTTATTCCGAATGCTCACCTGGCCGGGCTTACCATTCCTCAGACGGAGCAGCTTCGACCAGCGTCCACCGATCTCCCACCAGTCCCAGCGGGCATTGGGGTTGAACCAATGGCCTTTCTGCTTAGCAGTTTCGTCGTAGTCGTACTCCTCATCCGCATAGAACTCGGAATACGGAGAAGCCGCATCCACGACCTCATTGTATGGTTCCATCATTTCAGCAACTTCTTCAGGTGTTTTGCTGAAAACAGCAGCAACATAATGGCTCATTCGTGCTTGTCCTCCTCAATCTTCTCAAAGCAGTCCACGCCGGGGATCAGCGAAATACTGGTGTTCCCAAGATCCCATTTCAGCATCAGCTGACCAGCGTCATCCACACCTTTTACCGTCGCCATATCGCCAGGAACAGCTTTGGTGTAAGGATCATCCGTAGATATCAGACGAATTCGTGTTCCTGCTGGATACTGCCGGCGAAGCCTTTCGACTTCCTCTTTCATCGGGAACTGGGCCTTCAGCTGATTCGCTGTTCCCACCCGGCAGTAGACAGCCACCTTCATTTCGCTTCCTCCTCCAGATTATCCGGATGCTCATTACAGCATCCTTTTTCGTCCACGGGCCTTCGCTTGAGCATACAGATCAGCCGATCATGCCCTTCCACGGAGTCATCATCAAAAGGCTCATCCGCAGGCAGGGAGAAGCTGTTCGGGCAGCTCAGGCAGCAGGGCCGCATCGGGTCGTAAGGGTCGTTTCGCATCGTTGCACCTCCTCCCTTTTGGGGTAGTGACATATACGCTCTACTAAAGGAGAAAGTCAAGCGATAGATGGGAAAGTTATCAATTCCGTATCAATCAGGCTAAACGCAATCCGCGACCTCGCTGCTGACGCCGTGTCAGCGTTGCAATCTCCACTGCCAAACTGCGGATATCCTGTTCATCCCGGATCTGCATGGACTGTACGGTCAGGTTGACCGACTGGTTGGTGTTGTAGGTTCTGCGGTTATCGTTGTTGGAATAGGCGATGAAACCTTCTTTTGCGGAATCAGTCAGGAAACGCGAAGCATTGCGAATAACCTTCTGCTGACGCTTGCTTTCCTCAAGAACACCTTCGCCAAAGCCGCGCATGGTCATCACGCCGACCTCATCCCGGAACACGCCGGAAGGAGAAGCAATCTTCAACTGGCTCTTGGCGGCACGAACAGCGGCGCTGGCCGCAGAGCGCATGGCGGAGATCACACCGGATTTTCCGGCATTGATACCGGCCTTCAGACCACCCATTGCATTTACACCCACAGAACGGAGCGTCATGCTGTTCAGGCTGGCAGACAAGGCACTCTTCACGCCTGCGCTGACGGTACTGCCCGTAGTCACGAAGCTGTATGCCGTCATGCCAGAGGCAAGGCCACCCATCGTGGTGGTAGCCGTTCCTGTCAGCAGTGTGGAAGTGAGTGCGCTATCCAGTGCTGCCACCAGATTCGTTGCTACGGTCGACGCATCAGCTGTGAAGTCATGCTCCGTCATGCCCACGCCTACGCCGGCAGATACATTGTCGCCAACCGGCTTTACGCGAGTGGAGGGTGACTGAATGCCAAGCGCCATATTGAGAGCGGCTTCCAGATTGGCTGCAACCGTTTCAGCATTGCTGTCCCAGCCTGCTTCTGTCATGCCTACGCCCACGCCTTCCAGAATGTGTGTACCAATACCGTAGGTATCAAGTCCGTTCAGGAAGGTAACAATCTGCTGAAGGTTATTTAAGTCATCTTCGGACACCTGTTTTCCCTGCTTGATGGCTGAGACAACCTCCGCCACATAGGTCGAGAGCTCTGCAATGGTATCCGCCGAAAAATCATAGGTCATACTCTGATTGAGTACACTCAGGTTGGTGCTTTCACCGCAGATCGCTGCCCAGAACTTCTGCAAACCATTGTAGTCCAATGTTTTCGTATAGGAATTGATGCGACCAACCGCTGATTCGATCAGGTCAATGGTGGTCATCGGCACAAGACCTATCGCCTTGCCCGCACTCGTTACCCCCAGCTGATCCACCTGATCCACCAGTGGCTGGATGGCGTCGATTGCCTCCTGAGTGCCTGTGACCTCGGGCGTGATGAGGATGTGCATGGTACCATCCTGACCCAGAATTGCCACTCGGTCAGCAGTGAGCATGTCCGTAGTGACCATAGAGGCCGGAATCTCCACGCCATCCATCCAGTATTTCGTACCGGCATCACCAAGCGCAGAAGTCGGGTCCTCATACACCTCGCTGAGCTTCAGGACACCGGCAATCTCGACAGGATTGTCTTTGATGAATTGCCGATAAGCCAGAAGATCATATCCATAGATTCCGATCTTTCCTTCGAGAGATGGCATGACTGCGCCGCTGTCATCATAGCGGCTGATGTACACTGTAAAGTCCTTCAGGAGCTGAGACTTGTCGCAGTTGGTCGCCTCGGCAAAGCTGCTCACGATGGCTTCAATCTGATCCGGCGAAAGCGCCGAGAGATCAACGCCCTCGGCCTCCAGATACTTGACCACCATTGCCGTCACATCGCTCGGCTTCAGCGCCGTAGTGAGCGCACCGCCCGTGACCTCCTGATAAGCCGGAACGAAGGCCGTAATCGCATCAGGGGTCAGCCCCGTCATGTCCACGCCTTCAGCTTCCAGATACTTGGTGATATAAGCCACGATCTCGCCGGGCTTGAGCGTGGTGATATCTGCGCCTTCCGCCAGCTCCTTGTAGGCCGTGACCATTGCTGTTACATTGGTGGGATTCAGCGCCGAAACATCTGCGCCCGTGGTCGCTTCAGCAAAGGAAGTCACATAGGCCACGATGCCGGTAGGAGTCAGACTGGCCTTGTCTGCGCCCTCCGGAATTTCGGTATACTTGGCAACAAAGGCGTCCACCTGGGGCTGTACCTTGACCGTCGCCTCATTCTCTGTAATATTGGCGATAATGGCATCCGTGGTGATCGCGCCGGGATTGGCGGCGAATTCATTCCATCGTGCTTGTGCGCCGGTCATATCGAGGTCCGTGGCGATCTTCAGAACTTCCTCCGGGAGCGCCTCGCCAAACATAGATGTCAGACCCGGAAGCTCCAGCTCACGGTTGTTGAGGAAGGTCTGGATCGAGGCGATCTGCTCCAGTGCGGTCGAGAAGTCGATCTCCGGGAACATGGCCTGGATTTCCGACTCCGACATTCCGCTGTCCATCAGGCTCTGTATCTGTGTCAGCACCGAAAGGTACTCGGTCAGAGCGCCTTCGTCCATTGTGGCAGCCAGTTCCTCCATCTGAGTCAGGATCGCAGGACGTTCACTGGGCTGTGCCAGCTGATACGCTCTGAGCAGTTGTACCAGTTCGTCGATATCTGTCTTTGCCTGCTGGATATTCTCCTGTTCCCACACAGGGGTAACGATCCCGGCCATTGTCTGGGCGTATTCGCGCGCCGCTGCCAGCCGGTCTGCGGTATACCGAGCATTGAGTTCGTCCATTGCGGCTTGCCGTTCCGTACTGTCCTCAATGAGCTGGATAACTGCGTACTCCTTATCGTACTGGGCATCCAGCTCCGCATTGATGGCAGCCATACCCTCTGCGGCAGCGACCAGCGCGTTTTCGTAAACGGCAACATCCGCATCGCTCTTACCCAAAGCATTGGCACGGGCAACTTCTGCCTCCAGCTTTTCCCGGATGGTTTCAAAGCCTTCCGTGTCTGCTTCGGTCAGATGGTATTTGACCTCGATGGCCTCTCGGGTGTCGATCAATTCCTGAAGGCGGATCTTATCCTTTTCAGAGAAGTAGCCGTTCTGCCGACGCTTGAGCAGACGTTCGATTTCCGCATCGATGGCGTCCAGCTGTTCCAGATCGGCAGCAAGGCTATCCGATACCGATGTGTAACCACCGGCGTCAGCTGTGTTCTTCAGATCCAGCAGTGCCTCACGGGTGGAGCCAGTCAGTGCCTTGAAGGATTCCGTCCACTGGGTAACGATCTCGTCCGACTCCTTCTGGCCATCCGTCCAGACGGCAATCAAGCCCGCCAGCCATTCTTCCGCATTGCCCTTATCACGAGTGAAATCCTCCTTGGACATGCCGAAGAAGGACAGACCCTCGCTGTTTCCATAGAAGGTTTCAGCGGCGGTATCCTTCCACTTTTCCGCCGTTTCGTTCATGCCTTCCAGGGCTTCACGGGCTTCCTTTGCGCCGGAGATGTAATCTGCCAGTGCAACGGTGCCGACCACGACCGCAGCCGCAACCGCCAGCCATACGGCCGGTGACTTGCTCAGCACCGCCATGAAACCCTTGAAACCGCCACCGGCTGCTCCAACCGCTGTGGCAAACTTGCCGATGCCGGTCACTGCTTTGCCCACGCCTGTGGTGATCTTACCAAGCGTCAGAATCACGGGGCCTGCGGCAGCGGCATAGGCTGCCATCCGAATGATCTGCTGACGCTGGCTTTCGTCCATCTGAAGGAAGCTGTCCAGCAGTTCATCCGCGCTATCAATCAGACTCTGGATGGTGGGATTCAGATCATCACCCAACTGCTGTGCAAAGAGCAGCGCCTTGTTCTTGAGATTGGTCAGGCGGCTGGCTGTAGTCGCGTACCGCTTGTTGGCTTCTTCGGTCAGGGCATTGTTTTCGTTCCACGCAGTGTTGGCGACCGCCTGCGTCTCGGCAAACAGGTCGGTGGCGTTGACGGCGCGGAGCATGGTATCGCGGAGACGCACCTCGGCAATGCCGATCTCATCCAGCACCGCGATAGCCGACATGCCCTCCTCGTCCATCTGGGCAAGACTCAGAATGAACGCTTGGAATGCCGCAGCCGGATCAACCTCAAACAGATACTTGAACTGCTCGGCGCTCATGCCGCAGACCATAGCGAAGTCGTCCAGGGCTTCACCGCCCGTGGCACAGGCCACCTCCATCTTGATGAGCGCCTTGGAGAAGGCGGAGCCGCCCATCTCAGCTTCAATACCGACAGAGGAGAACGCTGTGGCAAAACCGAGAATCTGTGCTTCGGTCAGACCGACCTGCTTACCGGCGCCGGCCAGACGCTGCGCCATCTCCATGATGGGCTTTTCCGTCGTGGCGAAGTTGTTGCCCAGGGCTACGATGGTACTGCCGATGTTCTGGAACAGTCCCTGATTGGTGCCCATGATGTTGGCGAACTTCGCAATGGTAGAAGCCGCCTCCGATGCATCCAAGTCCTCACAGGAATTGCCCAGGTCGATCATGGTCCGAGTGAAGGATTCCAGGTATTCATTTGCGATACCCAGCTGACCGCCTGTTGCCATGACCTCGTTGATCTCGCTGGTGGAGGTGGCGATTTCCGTACTCATCCGCTTGGAAGTCGCTGCGAGGGCATCGAACTCCTGCTCCGTAGCATCCACGGTCTTGCGGACGGAGGCAAAGGAGGATTCAAAGTCCAGGCTGGCCTTTACTGCCGTCGCACCCAGTGCCACGATGGGCGTGGTCACTGTAGTGGAAAGAAGCTGCCCGGCCTTGGACATGGACTGTCCGACCTTATCGCATTTCTTCCCGAAGGACTCCATCGACTTGCCCGCCGACGTCCATGCGGACTGCGCCGTTTTCAGTTCCTTATTGGTATTTTCGATCTCGGCGCGGGTTTGCTTCAATTCTGCGCGGGCATTGTTGAGCGCGGTTTCAGCATCCGTGACCGCATCTGTAGCCTGACGGATTTTATCCGGGTCGTTGACCGACTGGGCTGCGCGAAGCTGTTCTCTGGCGGCTTCCAGTTTCCGCTCATACTCTTCAACAGCCTGTGTCTGAAAGCGCTGCTTCTCATTCAAAAGCGTCAGCTTGGCAGTCAGACCCTCTGCGGATTTATCAAATTCCTTCACGCCAGCAGCGGCCAGCTTGAAGCGGCTCTCTGCCTGCTTCATCTGCTTGCCGATGCTGATAATGGCCTGTTCCGCTTGCTTGATCTCTTCCCCGGCAGCATCCCAGCTGGTCATGGAAAGATCCAGCGCATTCCGGCACTTTTCGATTTCTGCACTTGTCTCTGCAACCGCACCCGAGGCCAGATTATATCGGGTCTGTGCTGTGCTGACGGCGTCCGCAGCGTTTTGGGTAGCCTTGGTCAGCGCGACATTTTGGCCCCGGAGTAGCTTAACTTGCTGAACGGATTCTCTGTACTCGACCTTCAGGGCGTCCAGATTGGCCTTGACCGCAATGGTGGCAGAATCGCTTTCGCCAAGGGTTCGAGCATAATTCCTGTATGCCTCGGCAGCACGTCGGACTTCTTCCTTCAGCTGTTGTTGTTTGTTTTGCGCATCGACCAACCTCTGGGCATAGTCGTTCTGGCGGTCATAGCATTCACGCAGTTTGGCATTGGCCTGTTCCAGCGCCTTGTAATACTGAAGCAGCGCATCCTGCTGAAGAGACAGAGTACGATCCAGCATGTTCAGCTTGCTGGCCAGACCCGCCGTGGTGTTCTCAAAGTTCTCGACACCCGCTGCCGCCATTTGGAAGGTGGACTGCGCTTCCTGGATCTGCTTATTGATGGACTTGATGTTCCGTGTGAAATTGTCAGAGTTCAGCGACAGGCGGACGACCAGGTCGCGGAGTGTTTCGCTCATTGATTCTCACCACCGTTCAAACGTAAATTAAAATCGCACGAACTGGTTGATAAATTCGTGCGATTGGTGTATACTATAGATGAGGATGATCCTCACATCATAAAAGAAGGAGGGCTCCAAATGTCCATTACCGCAACCGAGTTGAAGATGAACCTTGGCAAGTACCTCTTGCTCTCTGCAACAGAAGATATCTTCATCACAAAGAATGGAAAGGTAATTTCCAAGCTGACGAATCCCTATCAGGATCGCGTTGATATTGCCAAGTCGCTCTTTGGCGCAGTACCGAATAACATCTCCTACGAAGAGGCGATGGAAGAAAGGCTGAATGCGCTATGATCGTTCTTCTGGACACCTGCGTGATTCTGGATGCTCTTCTGCACCGTGAACCGTTCAACAAAGAAGCTGAAACGCTGTTTTTGCTTGCAGCAAATCATCAGATCGAAGGCTGCATCACGGCGAAATCCGCAACCGACATTTACTATTTGACACACCGCAACACACATAGCGATGAAGCCAGCCGCAGGATATTGGCGAACCTGTTCACGCTGTTCGCTGTGCTGGACTCATATGGCCTGGACTGCCAGAAGGCGCTGATTTCAGCCATGTCCGATTATGAGGATGCCGTCATGGTGGAAACCGCCAAGCGCACCGGAATGCAGTGCATCATCACTCGCAACAGCAAGGACTATTCGCGCTCTGCTGTTCCTGTCTATACCCCCGCTGACTTCTTGAAGCTGATCGAAGCGCAGGCGAGCGAAGATTAACCCGGTTTCATATTCGGCCACACCTCGTCGATGTAACGTCGACGGGGTTCTTTCTTTTTCTTTTCCTTTTGCGCGTTCCATGCACGAATCTTGAGGAAGCCCAGCATGTCCATCTCATCAATTTCCTTCATGTGCCATCCGCCCTCCAAAAGGGAATTGTAGGTGGAGAGAATGAAATCGTAGAGGTTCATGTCCGAGCCATCCTCGTTTGCTTCCTCGTCCTCTGCGGTCAGGTCGTGGTCTCCGGCTGAGTCTCCGTTTCCTGAACCGCCGTCGTAGGGAAAGCATCCAGCACCGAGGTGGTCTGGGTCTGCACCGCCATGATAGCCAGCGCCAGATCGTGCATCAGGCGATCCACGGGATAGTTGTCCAGCACCTCGTCCGGGGTGAACTGGTTCTGGAACAGAATGCACAACCAGTGGATCATCACGTCCATTGCTTCCGGGATAGAGAGCTGATCCGCTTCAGGGATAACCTCTCCCTTCACCGCCGGATTGGAAATGGCGAGGACACGGTTGTACATCTTCGCGGCGGGCTCCAACTCACGAAGCGCACGGCCGGTCACGAAGTCCACTGTATATTTCTTGTCGCCCAGCGTACAGGTAATCATTTAAGCATCCTCCTCTTCCATCAGTTCCAGAAAACGTTCCAGCAATTTGGCCATCAGACCGGATTTCTCGCAGCCGCCGATGGAACCGTAGATACGGTCACGGGCGACAATATTGGTCAGGCATACCCGAACCTCATGCAGCGTCATCTGCCGGGGCTGCTTTTCCATCAGCGGAGCAACTTCGTCCGCATGGTTTCTGATCCAGAAGCGGCCGGTTTGCTCGGCATAGTCACGGGTGTAGATCATCTGAAAACGGGATCTGGCCTCAAACAAGGCAGCGGTCGGTTCGCCCTGCGTTTTCTGAAGGGGCGTCAGGTAATTCTGGATAATCTCTCTATCAGTCATGGGACTCATCCTCCTCATGGATTACTTGCTCGTTCTCTCTCTGTTTTTCTTGAACCGGGGCTGTTCGGTGACTTCCATTTCGATCTCCCAGCCGCCCCAGCCATTGGACTTCACACCTGTGATGCGGAACTTGGTGCCGCGCTGGAGAATGATCTCCGCCTCCGAGCCGACGCCATAGTAATGCTGTCCCTTGGTGTATAGGGTGTAGGGGGAAATCGTATCACCAAAGTGAGACTGGGGCTCTGCGTAGATGCCCCGCGTCCCCTTGGGCGCATAGATCTTGAACTTGATTTCGCCGCTGAAACCGGCATTGGATGCAATGCCTGTAGAAATAAAGGCATGACTTTGAGCCGTCTTGCCCAGCAGCGCGCGCCGGACATCGGCCTCTGAACCGGAACGAAGCAAAGCCATTGTTTTATCGTAGCCTACGCTGTCTCGCAGGAATCCTGCCAGACCCGATGCGCTGCTGCCTCGACTCAGGTAGATGTCCTTATGAAACGAGGTTTTGGAGATCGCACTGGTCAGGCTATAGATGGCCTTTTCATAGTCAACACCGGTACTGCCTGTCAGCCGGGCAAAGAGGCCCGACAGCATTCCGCTGGACAGATTCTCATTGTTCAAAGGGACTCTTCCTTCTCCCACATAGTCATACCAGTTGTTCTTGTAGCCGGACAGCGGCCGATTAAATCCGCCCGAACCGTTGGTGTATTGCCACACCGCATACTTCTCCAGATCGGTCAATCGATCCCATATCGCGTCCAGCTGTGGACGAAGCTCACGGTCAGCCAGATGGCGATCCGCAAAGTTCAGTGCCCCCAGCTTGCGGATGGCAGAAAAGGCTTCAGGCGGAAAGGATTCAAAAGGAATACCGCCACCGCTGCGGTGGCTTCGACCGCCTCTGCCACCCATACTTACCGTCCTTTCGCGGAGAAGTCAAGTCCCCGTGTGAACGTCTCGTAGAATGGCGAGTGCTGTTCGATCTCTGCCGCAGTCATGTCTGCGCATTCCTTGGGCATCTGCCCATAGAAGATGATCTTCGTAGGTTTGAGCCGGTCAAGCATCTCGGTGTACCCGTCCAGAAACAGCGACTGTGCTTCCTTGCCTTTCTGGGTACCCACGGAGGATACCGCAACGGTTCCGCCGACCGGCTCTCCGTCAAAGCACCAGGAAAAGCTGTCCTTTCCGACCCAGCTGACGGATGGGATCACCGTCAGCCCAAGCTTCTGCCAATAGGCTGCAAGCTGGTGCTTGCGCCAGTGGTTGTACACCTGAACAGCCTTGGGATAGTCTGCGAACAGAGAAAAATCCGGGGACATGACCGCCGGGAAATCTCTCAGAAAGAAACCATAGCGGTCCGGGTCACGCCAGACACGCTCAAAAAGATAGTCATCCATGAAGAAATGGACGCCGTACCGGGAACGATCTGTCTCCCGCAGGGCGTGATTGAAACGCACCCACGGGAGCTGCTCGTTCAGCTGTACTGGTTGAATGATGGGAATGCCATTGTCACCCGCCAGTTCAAAGTCGCCCAGTTCCAGATGATGACCGTTTCGCTTCAGGGCCTCCAACGACATTCCGTATTACCGCCTTACGCGCCCGCGAAGGAGGGTGTGTACACGGATTCCAGGAAAGTCGCAGCCTTGGTGGTATCGAAGCCGTTCTCGCCTTCATCAGCCACAGCCTGATACTGGCCATCATGAGTGCGCTTGATGGCAGTCCACTCTACCTCGCCGGTCTGGCGGGTGATGGTCTTACCTTCCTTGGTCTTGTAGTTTTCGGTGAGGGGCTTGGCGCGAACTTTGTACAGCCATACATAGCGGTACTTGTGATTGGACTTTTCAGACTTGAAGCCCACAGCGAAGTACGGGGGCTTGTCCGAGGCGGAGCGGATCAGTACGCCGTTGTCATCGATCTTGTTGCCGAAGATCATCTCCTGGATCTGCAGGGGAATGTCGGCCATCTGAGTCTTAAACGCCAGTTCGGGGTCGGCATACAGTGTATCGAACTCGATGTCATCCGCGTACTGGATGTCCGGATCAGCGTTTTCAGGCGTGATGGACGCCTCAATTGCGCCGGCCACCAGCTGAAGCGCACCGTAGGTCAGGGTTTCCTCGGTGTCCTCCGTCAGCGGGGCCAGCACCATGTTTTTCAGACCTACGGTCGAGGAGACCGCAGGAGAAGCAGTTGCAGCCATAGTTGTTACCTCCATGTTTTCATTGAAAAGGCACGACCACTTTCATGATCGTGCCGGGGAATATTCAGGGATTGATCTCATCCCGCAGAATGGCCTTCATAATCTCATAGGCTTCATCCGCACGGGTATCGAAGGCCGGGCGCACAAAGGGATGCGCCGGCGCAGGTGCCGGACCGCCGTGGCCATGCTCCAATGGATTTGCAAAGTACGCGGCATGGTCCTTGTGATGAACGCCGATGGTGATCGCCTTGCCGCCCTCGCGCCGCTTCTTCACCTTGCCGGTCTTGATGGAGCCGTATAGCTCGCCGGTGATGATCTTGGGATCGGTAGAAGCGTTGTGGAGCATCTGTTCCTCAATGGGAACGGCACCGGCTCTCAGGGCACGGTTGACGCCCGATCCGAATTCTATCTCTGCTGCCATATTGGTCAGGTCGTTTTCCAGGTCGTCAAAGCCCTGCAAATTCATGGGCATGTCACTTCACCTCCAGAGACACCTCCTCATACCACACCCATGTCCACTCCACAGCAAACTGCCGGGTGGCGGTGTCGTATTGGGGCTGATTGTATCCGCGATCACTTTCCTCGAGCATCGTAAAACCGTATCTGTACATGGCTTGCCTGATCGTGGATGCCATTTCTGTGGGGTCTGTGTTGCTCCAAAGATTGAGGTATACATACGTCCGATAGGAAGTGCAGAAGTCATCCGCATGGGAGGATTCGGTTGTGGTAGAAGAGTACACGGCATACTGGGCAGGCGGATTCTGGTGGGGCGAAGTGGCACGCCATACGCCAGCTATGACAGGGATGCCGATATTGGCAAGAGCTTCCTGTACCTGCCTCATCCGCTCACACCCTTTGCGATGGAAGCCTTGAGACCCAGGTAGGTACGCTTGAAGCCGTACTCACCCAGTGTGGAAATATCCCATTTTTCGCCCTGAAACCGCACCCACATACCGGGCTTAATATCCGATCGATATCGAATGGTAAAGTTCAGAACGGCTTCCGTATTCATGGTATCGGCAGAGCGATAGTGCTGGTTTCCGGCGTCGATCACACCCGCCCACACCTTGCAGACCACCACATCGGTGGCGACCGGGTAACCGTTCTCGTTGATCTCATTGACGGTATATCCGATCTCCACCATGTGGCGAAGGTCTCCGGGATGCGGCGTTGCGTCGAAGTTTTTATAGCCTCTCAATCAGACGCGCCTCCCTTCTCAGAACATTTTGTCGGGATCACGATGCGGGTACAGGAGATTCTCAAAAGCTGTACGCATGGTGAGATACACCTGTCTGTCTGCATTGTCCCGGTTTTCGTAGTAATGGCTGACCATGAGCATCACAGCCAGCCGCACAGATTCAGGCGCCCCATCCTCAAATGACACCCGGCAGTAATCCTCGGCAGCGGCTTGCGCCTGCTGAATGATACTGTCGATATAGCTGTCCTCTTCCTCATGCTGGATGCGGAGGTGCTCCTTCACCTGGTCAACGGAGATGATCACGGTTCATCACCCGATACAGCGGCATCATCCTGCTCGGAGACACCAGCAATTTCAGCTTCCTCCGTCTGCTCTACCACAGCCGGTTCAGCTGCCAGAATACCCACCATGCGGAGGGCAGCCAGCAGACTGTTGAAGTTTTCGCGCAGTGCGGCGACCGTTGTCGCTTCGCTGTCTGCCATATAGGGCAAACCAGGCGCTTCGCCACTGGCGATATCGAACAGGCCCTCGATGCCTTCGACGGATGCGCCGGGCAGAAAAGTGAGCCGCCCGCCGATCACGAGTTCGCTGCCGCCATGTGCGAAGTAGTTTTTTGCGTTGTACGACATTCACACAATTCCTCCAAAATGGGAGCCGCCACGCAGGACGGCTCCGTAGTTGTTATAGGTTACTGGTCTGTCGGGTTATCAGGTGGACTTCATGGCCAGACACTTGACCGCTTCGGGCAGGATCAGACGACCGTCCACGCGCTGGGTCATCTTGAAGCCCACCTGATCGGTAGCAGCGTACAGCTCAGACAGACGCTGAAGAGAGCGACCCTCACGGTCAGCCAGCCAATAGTAGCTGAAGTCACCGTACAGGATGGCCTTGTTGCCTGCGGTGGGCAGGGGCATAAAGCTGGAGGTCAGAACCTTCTGGTTCAGCAGAGTATCAGGCTGACCAGCCAGAAGGCCGGGCTGCCAGATATACTGAGAGTTGCCGTCCTTGAGCTTGCGCAGGAGCTTGATGGTCGCATCGTTCATGATCCAGTACGCCTTGCGACGGTAGCCGGACTTGAGGGAATGCTGTAGGTCGATCAGTTCATCCGCAGTCAGGGCGGTAGCGGAGGCAGCGGTCACGCCCAGCTCTGCGCCCAGGGTGGCGTGCAGAAGGCCGGTGGGCTTGTGGTTGCCGTCTCCAGTCAGGATAGCTTCCTCCTCGGCAGCACCCACACGGCGGGAGAACTCACCGGCGATGTATGCCTCCAGATTGAACGCAGAGTCGTGGAGCAACTCTTCGGAGATGCGGATCATGGTGGCCAGCTTGTGCGCGCCCAGCATGATCTGACCGAAGGTGTCATCGCTCTCGGGGATCTGGGCCTCTTCCTCCACCCAGGAGGCGGAGCCCTTGGCAGTCACCAGGGGAATCTTGCGGTCGCCGGAGGAAGTGGTGATCACATGCACGATGCCGCGCATGATGTTTTCTTCCTCCAAGCCCTGCACCAGCTGGTGTTCGAACTCATCCGGGACGGTATAGCCACCTTCACTCTGGGTACCGACCTGCAGCGCATCACGGACATCGGAATAGCGCACTTCATCACGCATACGTCCCCAGAACGCCTTCTTGTACTCATCGGATGCGAGGCCCTGCTTGCGGGTCTGCGCCTTTTCAGGGCGAGAGGTCAGGACACTGGAAGTGGGCGCATCCATCAGGCGATCCATTTCCTCGGCGCGTTCCAGACGCTCGATGGCATGACCGAGGTCAACAACCTCCTTCTCCATGCGCTCGTACTGTTCGGTGTCCTCGGCAGAGAGCATGCCGTTTTCATCTTCATGGGCAGTCAGGAACGCCTTGGCGCGATCCCAGACCTCGCCGCGCTTGCGGCGCATTTCAAGAACCTTACTCATAGGAAAATCCTCCTT